CCTATGTATGGTGCAAAAATGAATAGTGCACCGTCGACAAGCCAAAGCTATCACTGCGACCGTAAGAACGGTGGCGGACAGGGGACCTTGGGTTCGACAAAATTACCGAAAATTAAATTTGGTGATGTTGGATCTGGTGGTTCAAGACCGAAAGGCGCCTTCAAGGCGCCCCTAGGCAAACCGGGGGTGGTGCGGCTTGAGAGCCAAACCGCCCGGGCCCGGGGACACGCGTGTCCTGGGGCCGGTGACGATAAGGAGCAATTCCCGCTACGTCATCCAGGTGTCCGTCGGCTGGAGGAGAGTGTCATCGACCTCCTCCAGGAGCTGTCCCATAATGGGAAATTCCAGCTCAGGAATCAAATGATGATTCGCTCTTTGGCGATCCCCGTGGCTCTGTTAAGAGATTATGGAGACCACACGCCGAAGGGCCGCGAGCTCATTGTGTATGAGTTTCGCCAAGCCGTCCGTTTCCTACTGACTCTGAACCCCTATATCGACCTTGATCTTGACTATGTCAAGTTCCAAGTGTCAAGGTGGTTCCAGGAGGCAGTGGGAGACATTCGAGCCGACACCGGGCATAAAAGCCTGGAGCCGAGCCCGATGGTGGAGCTTGCTCTGGAGATCCGTGAACATCTGTTTGCAGGATACTTGCGTAAGCTGGTGAAGAGGGTTATTTTCCGTGCACAGAACGGTAACGCTAAAGCGATTTCCATCGCGGCGTCATTTCTGCTGCTAAAGAAAGGCTGGCCAGAGTTGTCGAATGTGAAAAAGCTTGAGTCCATTAAGGATCATCAGGCCTATCTGTCGACACCCGTGGAGCCGATCTCCCTGGAACTGAAGATGTGCGTCGAAAAGACCACACAACAAGTTCTAGGCGGAGCACTTCCCAATATCTACACCAAGATGAACCCCTCACACAACGCGTCTTATGCAGCCTCTCGGAAACGAGGTGGCGCTTACAGCGAAGTGGTTGAGGAGGATTACATCCCTCCTGCTTCTCGACCGTACCCCTCTCTGGGTGCGCGAAACGCTTCTGGCAGGACCGCTCGTCCATCACTAAGAGCCATTCTTGGCTCAATCAGTAATTGGAAACATAAGGTCCTCCGAAACGTACGCGACCAGTGGCGTACTCTCATCCCGCGGATCGATCCGGCTCCTTCAATAGGTGCCCGCAATCGTCCCGCACATCCGAACATCGTCCGTGTACAGTGCCTCCCCGAACCGGGGAAGTTCCGTAACATCACGGCGGGTCCCGCATTGCTATACACTACGTTACAAGGCC